CCGGGAGGCCGCCGGCGTGACCCGATGGGATCTGACTCCGCTCGAGGATCCGCCGGCCGCCGGCGAGGCCACGTCGGCACGTGGGGACGTGGGGAGGTGAGGACCCCGGTGTCGGTCACCGTGCATCCCTCCGGCGCGGTTGAGGTGAACGGGGTCCTCGTGGCCGAGGTCCACCTGGGCCGGCTGGGCGAAGCCGACGTCGTGGCCAGCCGGGATGCCCTGACCGACGAGCTTGCCCTGCACCGCATCGCCCTGGTGATCCATGAGCGCATGTCCGAGGTCCTCGCCCACCTCGAGCGGGGCGCCGGCCAGGCGTCTCCGCCGGCGACACCGACGCGCAAACGGGCCGGCGATCCGGGCGGTAAGGCGGCGCCGACGACGTACTCGGAGCGGGCCCGGTTCGGTGAGGCGATGGTGGCCGGCCTGCTCGGCGAGGTCGGCGAACTCACCGGCGACCAGTTCTACCGGGAGGGCCACTGGGCGGGCACGACACTGCGAGTCGTCGCCGGGCATCTGGCCCGAGCGGCGGACGAGGCCGGGCTCCTGCGGCCCGGTGCCACGATCCCGACATGAGCACGTCGCCACGTCCTCACGTCCTCACGTGGCCACGTCGGGACATGGCGACGTGAGCAAAGGCGACCGCCGCCAGCCCCACGGGCGCCTCGCCGAACTGGCCGGCGTAACCGGGCCGACCGTCTACAAGTGGTGCCAGGACGGTCTCCTCCCGGACCAGGCGGCGAAGGTCGGCTCCGGCAACCACCGGATCTACACGGAGCGGGACCTGGCGGTGGGCGAGGCGCTGGCCGTCGTCACCCGGGCCCTCGACAGTTGGGAGCGGCGCAACTCCCGGCGCCTGATCGGCGAGGCCGTGCGCGAGGCCGTCCTCGCCGGCCAGCGCAGCGTGCAGGTGCCGCTCACCCCGGGATTCAGCGTCGTCGTCCAGTGGTGACCTGAGCCGACCGACCCATTCCCACCCCGCTTCAGGCAAGGTACCTTGGTGCGTGGATGAGCCATGGATCGCACCGAGCGCAATTCGTCACGGCATCAGCGTCGAGGACATCCTCCACGCCTGGCGCCTCGCCGACTTCTGGGCCGCCGAGCCCGACGACGAGGGGCTCGTGATGGTCGTCGCCCCGACCCGCACGGGCGCGCTCCTCGAGCTCGGGATCATCGACACCGCCGACGGGCCGGTCATCGTCCACGCCCTGCCCGCCCGCCCGAACCATCTGAGGTGACCACCATGCCCCGAACCCTGGAGGAAGTCCTCCGCCACGCCGACGAGCTCGCCGACCGCTTCGAGGCCCTCGACCCGGCGACGCTCAACTTCGTCGACGCCTCCGCCCTGCGCTCCGCCCTCATCGACCGGGCTACTGCCGAGCGGGCCGTGCTCGACGCCATCCGCACCGTGCGGGCCGCCGGCCTGCCCTGGGGTGCCATCGGCGCCATGCTCGGCACCTCCGGCGAGGCCGCCCGGCAACGCTACGGCCACCACGTCCCCACGTCCCCACGTGCCGATGTCCCCACGTCGCCACGTCCCGACGTCGTCGAGGAGGCCCACCGGTGACCGGCGCCGAGGTGACGCCGGCGACCATGCGGGCCCTGGCCGGCCAGGCCGCCGAGCTCGCCGAGGCCGTGGCCACCGCGGCGGCCACGATGCGGGCCGCCGCCGACGCCCCGACGCGACTGGCCACGTTCCGCCTCGACGACCTCATCGGCGAGCTCCGTCGGGCCGGCTACGGCCTCGAGGACACCGCCAAGGACCTCGCCCGGATCCGGGGCCGCTCCGAGTGTCCCGCCGACTGGGGAGTCTGCCCCGACCACGGCGCCACCCTGGCCAGCCTCGGCGGCCGTTCGGCCTGCACCGTGCGGGGATGCGCCCGCGCATGGGACTACGACCGAGCCGGCCTGCCCTGTTCCGAGCCCGTCGCCTTCGAGGTCCACCACGACGGCGAGGCCGGCGTGATGCGCATGTGCGCCGGCCACGCCCGCGACGCCGAGGCCCGCCTCATCGGCGCCACCCGACTCGTCCCCATCCAAGGAACCCGATGACCTCGCCCCCGGACTACCCGCGCTTCTGCGCCCACGCCGACCAGCACGGGAAGGGATCGCACTGGCTGGCCGCCGGCGAGGTCTGCCCCGCCACCGTCGACGAGAGCCACAACGGCGCCCTCGTCCCGGCCGGCCACTACGACCGGGTCCTGAGCGTCCTCGACATCGAAGATGCCAGCGCCCTCGTCCGCCTCGTCGTCGCCCTGGCCGACGAGCTCGAGGTCTACGACCCCGACGCCGGCGACTTCGACCCGGACCGTCCGATGCACCGGGACCTCCCCGGCGGCGCCGGCCTCGTGCCCCTCAACCTCGACGAGACCGACCTCGCCACCCTGCGCGAGGTCCTGTCCTGCGTCGCCGACGACCTCGGCGCCAACGAGCCGGAGCCCACCACCCCCTGACCTGTCGCGGTGTGACATCCGGGCGAAAGCGATTCGGGGGAATGTCACCATGTCGTCACGTCCCCATGTGGCCACGTGGCGACGTGCCCATGTCCCGACGTGGCCACGTCGGCCCGTAGGCTCCGGGGCCATGCCCGCCCCGCCCCGTCGGCCCGACCCGGTCGCGCTCGCGGCCATGGTCCTCATCGCCGTCGTCCTCGTCTGGCTCCTCACCTCCAACCGGCCATGAGCGACGAACCCAAGCTCGTCGCCTACACCCACCGCCACGGCTACGCCCGGCGATCCTGGGCGTTGTCCTGCTCACTGTGCGGCCCGCTCGTCGCCCGGCGCCGTAGCGTCGAGGACGTGGTCCCGATCGCCCGGGCCCACGTGCGCCACCACCACGACGGCCGCGGCCGGTTCGTGAACGCCGACGCCGCCCTGCCGACGAGCACCCGGAGGTCCTGACATGGCCCGACGCAACGGCCGGCCGCCGCTGTCGGCGGAGATCATCGAGCTGCGCGGCAACCCCTCCAAGATGTCCCGGGCCCAGATCGACGCCCGCCGCGAGTCGACCCCCCAGCCCCAGCTCGTCCGGGCCGCCACGCCGCCGGCCGACCTGTCGCCCTACGCCCGGGAGTGCTGGGAGCTCCACGCCCCCGAACTCGACGCCCTCGGCCTGCTGTCGGTCCTGGACCGGGGCGCGTTCCGGCTCATGTGCGAGTGCTACTCCCTGGCGCGGGAAGCCCTCGACGAGATGCGGCCCCGCAAGGCCGACGGCACCCCCGACGGCCGCCGGCGGCGCCACGAGATCATCGTCGACGACCCCGCCCATAGCGGCCGCAAACGCCACCCGGCGCTCCTCGTGTTCGACACCTACCAGCGGGCCTATGAGAAGTGGGTGCATGAGTTCGGGCTCACCCCCCAGGCCCGCGTCGGGATCCGTCCCGCGGCGGGCGGCCGCCCCGTGCCCGGCGACGAGGGCGACGGCGGCGACCATGGCGACACCGCGTTCTTCGGAGCCTGACCCCACCGCGGCCCGGCGCGCCCGGGTGCGCGCCGACCTGGCCGCCCTGCCCGGCCTCGAAGCCCTCCTCGTCGAGATGGCCCTCTACGACGACCTCGACGCCGAGCTCGACGCCTGCGTCCCGCCCACGTTCGCCACCCCCGCCCCGAACCGGGAGACCCGCCGCCGGCTCGGGCTCACGTTCTCCCCGGCCGAGGTCGGCCGGTTCCTCGAGTTCGCCGGCCGGTTGCGCCACGTGAAGGGCCGGTGGTCCGGCGTCCGTCTCGTCCCCGATTTGTGGCAGGTCCTCTACGCGTTGGCCCCCACGTTCGGGTGGCGCCGGCCCGACGGGTTCCGCCACTCCCGGACCCTCTGGGTTGAGGTCCCCCGCAAGAACGGGAAGTCCACGCTCGCGTCCGCGATCGCCCTGTACCTGCTGGCCGCCGACTCGAACCTGCAGACGGGCCGCCTGTTCGAGCCGGGCGCCGAGGTCTACGCGGCGGCGACCACCGTGCGCCAGGCCAAGGAAGTGTTCCGTCCCGCCGAGGCCATGGCCCGCCGCTCCCCGTCGCTGCGCAACCGGCTGGCGTTCATGGCCGACAAGGCCATCGTCTACGAACGCACCTTCTCCCGGTTCGAGGTGGTTTCCGGTGCCCCCGAGAAGGCCGAGGAGAAGATGGGCCTCAACGCCTCGGGCCTGGTCATCGACGAGATTCACGTGCACCGCGACCCCCGCCTCATCGACACCCTCACGTCCTCGACGCCGGCGAGGGACCAGCCCCTCACCGTGTACCTCACCACCGCCGGCCTCGACGCCGATGGCACCCCCTACACGGAGCTGCACAACTTCGCCGAGGCCGTCGCCCTCGGGGAGATCGCCGACTCGTCGTGGCACGTCGTCATCTACGCCGCGGTCGAAGCCGACCTCGACCGCTGGGACGACCCAGAGGTCTGGGCCGCCGCCAACCCCGGCCTGGGCCGCACCGTCGCCCTCGACTTCCTCACCGCCGAAGCCAAGGCCGCGGCGCGCTCGGAACGCAAGCGCTTCTCGTTCTGCCGCCTGCACCTCAACGTCCGCACATCCGCCCTGTCGAGGTGGCTGTCCGTCGACGACTGGGCCGCGTCCGGCGCGTTCGTGTCGCCTTCTGAGGCCGAGCTCGCCGGCGCCGTCGCCTACGCCGGCCTCGACCTCGCCTCCTCCCGGGACCTCGCCGCCCTGGTCCTCGTGATCCCCCGCTGGGACGTCGACCCTGACGACACCGAGTACGAGGTCGAGGTCCTCGAAACGATCGTGCGCGCCTGGATCCCCGCCGACACCCTCGAAGACCGGCCACCCCGAGAGCGCGCCCTGTTCGCCGAGCTCATCGCCTCGGGTGAGCTGCTGACCACGCCGGGCAAGGCCCTCGACTACGACGCCATCGAAGCCGAGGCCTACCGCCTCGCCGACCGCCTGGAGATCCGCCGCCTCCACTTCGACCGGTGGGGATCGAAACAGATCCTCGGCCACCTGCGCGACGGTGGCCTCAACCCCTTCGAGATGGGCCAGGGCTACGCGTCCATGTCCCCCGCCCTGCGCGAGGTCGAGGCCCTGGTCCTCGCCCGCCGGATCCGCCACGGCGGCAACCGGCTTCTCCGCTATGCCGTGAAGTCCCTGGCCGTCGTCGGCGACGCCGCGGGGAACGTGAAGCCCGACCGGGACCACTCGACCGGGCGCATCGACCCGTTCGTCGCGCTCACCATGGCCGTCGACGCCTGGGCCCGCGACACCGCCGAGGACACCTCCTCGGCGTACGAGACGAGGGGTCTGACCACGGCGTAGGGGGTCCCCACGTCAGGACGTGCGACGTGGGGACCCCGCCGTGCCGGCCCGAGGACACCCCCGGATCTCGACACACATGCCGGCCCGAGGACACCCCCGGATCTCGACACGCCGGCGAACTGTAGGCCCCACGTGGCCACGTGCCGGTCAAGGCGACATGTCCTTGTGGCCACGTGGGGACGTCCCGACATGGTCACGTCCCGACATGAGCACGTGGGCATGTGGCCACGTCGGGACGTACGACCCATCATGGCGGCCCCCGCCAACACCGACACCTGGGGTATGGCCAACACCCCCCGCTACCGCGAGTCCGCCCTCGGATTCATCGGCGCCACCCGCCACACCTGGCGCATCACCCGGCACCTCAAGCTCATCACGATCCCGCTCGCCCTGTCCCTGCTCCCCCTCGTCTGGCTGGCGGTCGCCGCGCTGTTCATCGTCGTGAACTGCTGCGGGATGGGCTGGGCGTTCCTCGCCTACCGGGGCGCCCGCCGCGCCACCGTCGAGGCCCGCCTCGCCGAAGCATCCGCGCGTCAACCCTGAAGCCGCGCGAATCTCATGGTCCTTCGACCTCAGACGCGAAGAACCGCCACCCCCGATGCTTAGCCGGCGAAAGGGATGGCGGTTCCTTAACTGAAAGAAGGACCTCATGGTAACAGCCGCCACCCTTCCCACCGCGGCACAAACCGACGAACCGGCCCCGGCCCATGTCACATGGCGGCGGACCCCCCGGTTCGTACAGGTCATCCCCGACGCCCTGAACACCGTGGCCCGGGCGGCGGGCCTCGACCTCGTCGAGCGGGCCGCCCTCCTCGAGCTGATCCTCTACGCCGACTGGCGCACCGGGACCCTCATCACCACCGGCCGCGACCTCGGCGTCCTCTGGGGTGTGTCGCCCAACACCGCCATCAAGCTGCGCCACCGCCTCGAGGCCGCCGGGCTCATCGCCTGCCACTTCGGTCGGGGCCGCGGCGAGGGCCTGGTCGAGGTCGTCTGCTACGGCCACGTCGTCCACGGCTTCGTCCCGCCCGAGCCTGTGGACAACGCCGAGCCCGTCCCGGTCGCTCGCGCGAATTCCGCGCGAAAAAGTGCTCAGGATTCGCGCGAGCGACCAGGGCATTCACCCGCTCTAGACCTTGGTTCAGACGTACCCCCCTCCCCGCCACCCCGCGACCCTGTGGACGAGCTCCTGGCCGAAGCGGGGGGGAAGCTGCCCGCGCCGTCGAAGTACCAGCGCCGACGCCTCGCCGCTCTCCTCGACGAGCTCGAAGCGCTCGGCTG